AATTCCAGTTGACGTGCAAATCAAAGATATTCGGAATAAAAACTTGTGAGATGAGATTGGAAACCGGAGAACTCCTTACCTATATGCCTATCCCAGACGGCGTTAGATTTTGCTTTGGCACGATTAAACGATTCTATGAAAGTGAAGAGGGACAGAAGATTATCAAGAAAAGGATGGCAAACCGATAAGATGAAAATAACAAAAACGACTGTACGAGAATATGAGATTTGCGATTGCGCCAAGTGGAGGCAAACTATCGGAGAAACATTGGCGTTCAGAGAATCACGCGGAATCAAGAACCGAGGTTTGGATAAATGTTTCGTATGCGGATATAAGTTTGGAAATGAAGAATATCCGTATCTTGCATTGATTAAAAATTACAAAAATCAGTTTATATGTGAAAAGTGTGCAGAAAAGGTAAATCCAGACAGAGTAAGGAGTGAAACGGGAAATGATGAGAAAACTGTATAACCTGTGGCTCAGATATAAGACAAAGAATTTCACAAAAATACCTCTATTTACCATGGTATTCGATTACCAGAAGTTCAAAGAGAATGGCAAGGACAAGAGCTGCGTTCTGTATGCCATACACCCGGATATTGCCACAGATGAATTTCTGAAAGGTAAATTACAGGAATGTGTTGATTACATTCGGGATAACTACGATATGGAACGATTTACTGAGATATGATAGGGAGGGCGTTATGCAAACAGACAAATATTATTTGTGCAAGGATTTGATTGGCAACATCGACTCCCTGACATCTTCCGCGAAGCAGACAATAGATAGCATAGATGCATACAACGAAAATTCAAAAACAGATACCACAGCAAAATTCTCTATATACGCAAACGGAAATACCACTTCAACAGTTCTCAATGCCGATGAAACCAATATTGTTACTGCGATAATTTTGGAAAGTTACGCAACCGCCATAAAGGAAAGCAGAGATAGAATTGTTGAAATCATAGACAAAGATTACAGAACAATTTTGAATAAGATTGGAAAATTGAGAAGTAAAGGCAGCGGAGGAAGTGATAATTGAGGAAAAGATTGAACAGATTTTTCGCACCAAAGCGAACCACCACACTCTCAGAAGAGGACACCGATTCAGAATATACATGGTTTTGGTACGATTGACTGATGAGAGAAAAGGAGAAAGATAATGGCTAAAGAAAATTACATGATTGGACTGACGGATGCACAGATAAGAGCATCAATGTGTTTAGATGATATTCAGGATGTATGCACCAAACATAAGCTCAACCTTACCATTCTGGATGATGGCATCGGGTTTGTGGATCCAAAAGACAATAAAATTGTCATGGTATGGAGGCCAAAGTACAAACCGGCACCACCGGAAACGCCACCTACACAGAAACCGTCCGGCGGAAATATGTCCGCTTTCATATTTGGCGGTTCAAAGGGAAGTGGCAGATTTATGGGAAACAAAAGGAAACATACAGTCAGAGGAATGAAACGGAGGTAGGTTGATATGCCAAGTTTTAAATTAAAACCGGAGCACATAAAGATTATGACAGACCTTAATTTTAGAATCTCCATTTTAATAGATTCTAAGGATAGGTATAGACCGGCAATAGATGTTAAAAGACCATTCGGGAACAGCGGCCCCACAACGAATGTGTGTGAAATCATGGGATGGCACTGCGATGAAGAAAGTGGAGAATACGCTGCTGAGGATATTGAAAAAGCCGAAATGCTCATTATCGAGCTTCCAGTTGCTTTGCAGATCGTGATGCAAAACCACACATTTGAACCCGGAGAATATGAAGTAGGGGAATATTCCTCGGCATACTTCAATTATGTTCACATTCGCAATTATCACGCATTAAAATCTCCTATCGCAGAAATAGAGGAAAAATATAAAGACTGCGATCAAATGGAAAGGTTACATGAAGTTTGTATGAATGTATCTGGCGATAACCCGTGGAAAGTGATTGACGATCTGAAATGGTTTGCCCAGACCGACTTTCTGGCAGATGCAATAGTGGTATTTGAAAAGCATCGAGACGAACAAATCCTTGATGAATGGCTGAAAACACATGACGGAGAGGATTATTGCAAATATTGTCCTGAAAACGCTGAATGTCCTCACGGAATGGCTTGTTATGGTGGAGAACCTATCGAGCCGTCTTGCTACAGAGCAGATATGAAAGAATTTCTTTACACGGACTCTATTATTGAGGATGCACTGGAGGAAAGATATGGCGAAGAATAACAAACTGATAAATTCCCTGAATGAAATCGCCAGAAGAAACCGCTCACAGAACGTTGCTACTGCGGCAGACCAGATGGTTCCACAGATATATGCTGCGATTGCCATAGCACTTCACAGAACCTATGGATTCGGATACAAGCGTATCAATGATGTGTTCGTAGAATCACAGCACATTTGGGAAAACTATGCCGGGGACGGAACCGGTATGGTAAAGAAGTGTGAGGAAGAAACCGGAGTGACGGTATGTAGCCCGGAAGAGGCACAGAGATTGATGGAGATGCAGAATGGAATGTAACGGAAATTGTGGATCATGTGCTTGGCATGATAATTTTAATGGGACAACGGATTGGATATGCGCCAATGAGGAAAGTGATTGCTATGGAGCGGTCACATCCTGGGATGATTACTGCATTGACTACGAACCGAAAGACATATAATAACGAACTCAATTACATCATAAAACTTTAATTTTATCATTTAACAAGGAATGACTGCATTAAAATATCGGTTTCACCGATATTCTAATGCGTGGTTGTTCCTTTTTTGTTAAAATGATGGTGTCTTGGTATAGACGTTGGTGGATTATCCCTTTCTTGATATGGAGTAGTGAACGCTACTCCATATTGGTAAGCCCGGATAGCTCAACTGGCAGAGCATTTGATTTGTAATCAAAAGGTTGTGGGTTCGATTCCCACTCTCGGCTCTTGCCTCTTTCGAGAGGCCATGGGTTCCTCCATTATTGTAGGATAGGGCGGTGGCGAGCCGCCCAGTAATGTGTGGTGGCGCAGTTCGGTAGCGCATCTGACTTTTAATCAGACGGTCGTGGGTTCAAATCCCATCCACGCAACTATCCATATACAGAAAGGAGCAGCTATATTGGAAACGGAAAACGTATACTGCCCTGTATGTAAGGCGCGGGCAAACCGTGAAAAACTTCTTTTCAAGAAAGCACCCGGAGCATCCGGCACGATTTTTATAAACTGCCGTGGATGTAAGGAAGTAATAAAAATAGAATTAAGCAAAGAGCCTTTGAGCCGGTTAAGTCATAAGTAGACTTGATCGGTTCTTTTGTTTTATTCGGAAAGGGGAAACTTCATGTACGCAAGCAACCGTCCAACTCTCGGTAGACGAATGTTAATGACTGATGAGAGGGAAATTACGAAAGACAATATCATATCGGTTGTATCTAAGGCGTTTATGGAACACCAGGAGAATGTGGCACAGGAAGTTTTTCTTTTTGAGTACGAGAAAGGCAATCAGCCAATTCTTAACCGTGAAAAGAAAATCAGACCGGATCTCAATGCCACAGTCGTAGAAAACAATGCTTCAAAAATTGTGGACGTGCATCTGGGATATTGTTTTTCCAACCCGATCACTTTCGTACAGAGAGCGAAGATAGAACCGACAAAGAAACAGAAGAAAGCCTTATTCGGATTTTTGAGAAAAAAGGATGAGGACGATGGAGAGAATATTGACGATTTGAAGATCGCCATGCTCAATAAAATGATGCAGGAGCAGAGCAAAGCGGCAAAAGATATTGCCCTTGGAAGAAACCTATTTATCTGTGGTGTCGGTTATCAAATGATGCTGCCGAACAGAAATCCAAGCCGCTATTCCCCATTTGAGCTTTTGGTTCCGAGTCCTCTGACAACATTCGTGGTGTATTCCAACGATGCGTACAGAGAGCCAGTTCTCGGATGCACTTACTCAATACATGACGATGGAACTATTACCCTTACGGCATACTCAGATAGATTCTGTTACACCATTGAGCAT